TCGGCGGTGCGGCCTGCGTGGATGAGCTCGCGGCCGGTGGCGAGGGGGACATGATGGAGGATCTGATCATAATTAAAAAGGCCGGGGGCGGCCCTCGATAGGAGCACCACATAGGATGCCTCAGTCGAGGGCAGGGCTAGTTTCCCAGGTCGTCCCCCTTTAGGTCGGAGGGTCGGGAGATGGCGCGTGTGGAGTCGGCGGTGCTGAGGATCTGCAGGGCGATCTCGATGGCGGGCATCTGGTCGGCGCGGGTCAGCTGCTCATCAGCCCATTGCTCGATCTGATCCATAAGCAGGGCGGCATTCCCGCGCATGGGGTTCCAATCCTCCGGCGTGTGCAGGCAGAGCCAGAGCAGGATGATGGCCTCCTGCAAAAAGGACTCGGGGTGCTTTCTAACCAGATGGATGGGCAGGGAGTCATTGAGGGCGCGGAGGCGGAAGTAGAGGGTCTCACGGCGGATGCTGAAGGGCTGCAGCGGCGTGCCCTGCCAGGCGTGGGTGGTGAGGACGGCGGTCTGGCGCTCGGCGGCTGCGGCGTCGGCGAGCTGCTGATCGATGACGTCGTCTTCAAAGGTGGCTTCGGTGTTCATGTTAGGCTGGCTGTTGATTGTTAGGCGATGCGGAAGTGGCTGCGGACCTGATCGAGCAGGTGGCCGCTGGGGTTCTCAGGGAGCAAGGCGCGGCGGTTGCTGTGAGGGGATTTGAGCAGGACTTCACGGGCCTGCTTTTTGCAGTGGGCGAGCAGGCAAGCATAACTGTAGGCGCCCTGGTAGGCGGAGCAGAGCGGGTGCTGCGGCTGGGTGGTCTCTAGCACCAGGGCGGTCTGACCAGGCACGGCGCGGCGGATGAGATCGAGGGTCTGCCACTCGGGAGCGGCACGCATGCCATGGGCTGGCAGGCAGTAGAAGCGGCGGCCCTGCTCACCCTGCATGTCGATGACGGGGATGCCGATGACGCCGAGCGCGGCGGCGAGTGGCAGGTCGGTGGTGCGGGGGCCGCGCTGGAGTGAGAGTGTGCTGGGCTCGGTGCCGGGCTCATACTGCCAGGCACCGAGGGCGCAGGAGACGAGGCAGAGCTTGTCTCCGGTGGCCTGAAACTTGAGCAGGGCGCTGTAGTTATGCGCGGCGCGCAGGGCCTGCAGGAAGGGGTGCAGCGGGTCACTGGCGAGCAAGCTGCCTGTGCCGTAGGCGTTGCGCAGGCCATCGCGGTCTAACTGTGACCACTGCGAGGTGGGGCTGATGCTGAAGCGCTGCTTCAGGGCTTGGCGCAGCTCGATGATCTCGGTCTGCTGGGAGCGGACGATGAAGCCGCAGGCGGCGAAGGCAGCGGCGAGCGGGGTGGACGCGGTGGACCAGGTAAAGGCTTGCATGGGCAAGGATGGATGAGGACTGAGTGCAGTGCCGGGAGAGTCCCGACTGAGCCGCTGCACCGGCTAAGTCTAACCGATTACGCGACCGCGATGAACGGGCGATAAGTGAAGGGCACGCTGATCGTGGTGCCTTCTCCATCCGCATGGTCACGGGTCGGGTTGCCGACAATGGTGACATTGTCGGAGTCGATCTCGAAGCCGTGGATGTCATCGCCATCTGCCACATTGAGCAGAGTGGTGGCGGTGCCTGGGTGGATGTTCCCAAGGCCGTGCGCCTGCCCAAGGGCATTGCGTGAGGGGCGGCCTTTGATTTCACCTTCAAGGCGGGGATCTTCCCAGCGCTCATATTCGACGGCGCGCTGATCACCTTTGTGGGTGACTTGGTCGCGCATGGGTTTCAGGCTGACATCGGTGACCATGAGCCCGGTCTCGTCCTTGAGTCCGTAGCTGGGCTTGACGCCGTGTTCGATGAGGGGTTCAAGGGGCATGAGAGAGAAGTGGCGTGGGGGTGGTCTAACTGAAAGGATTACTGAGCAGCGGCCGTGCCGTGCAGGACGCGAGGCTTGAGCACGCACTTGGTGGTGGACTTGGCCACGAGGATCAGGAGGGGATACTCACCGACGCTGATGTCTGCACTCGGGGCGATGCCGCCAGCGGTGCCGCTGAGGACATAGACGGGGGCGGTCATGCTGAGTGTGGCGCCGAGAGTCAGATCGGGATCTTCAGTGACGACATTGAGCGGCTGGCCGGAGCTTGCGTTATGGGCGGCGACACCGACGATGCCGATGAGAGTGGAGTCGTCCGCATCAGCGAGCACATATTTGCCCGTGCTGGCGGATGTGACGACGACCTGACCTGCGGTGATCGTGGCACCGGCGATGCCAGTGAGGTATTTAGCCTTTGTGCTGGGGACAAAGTTGGCGGCGGTGATGCTCAAATCAGCGGCGAAGCCGGAGATGCAAGCGACGAAGATGAAGAGGAAGGCGAGGATGTTTTTCATGGGGCGGTGATGAGTGGTGGATGTCAAAGCGCGAGCACTTGCACGCCGACCTGCAGCGCGGCGAAGAGGGTGCTGGTGGCGGCCTGCTCGTCACGTTTCACATCATCCGGCGTGGGGTGAGCGATGAAGTGCAGAGTCCAGCCGGTGCGCAGGGTGATGGCGGCGGTGGCGATGTAATCGTAGAGGGCGGGCTCATCAGCGAGCAGGCTGTTGATGGCCTTCAGCGCGGAGTCGGCGGCGAGCTGCGCGGCGGTGGCGGCGGGCTCGGGCGCGACATTGACGCTGACGATGATGATGCATGTGCGGAGGCGTGAGCCAGTGCGCTCGTCAGCGCGCACGACGATGCCAGGGGTGATGAGGGTTGTGCCATCATCCTGGCGGGTGATCGGCCAGGCGGGGACGCCTGCTGCAGTGGCGGCAGCGGTGCCGAGGTAGCCTTGGATAATGGTGGCGAGCTGGGTGGTGAGGGTCATGGAATTTTATGCGGCGCGGAGGGCTTCACGGTTGGCACGCTTGATGGCTCCGCGAATGACGAAGGGCAGGCGAGCAGCGAGCTTTCTCTCACGAGCCCGTGCGGTGCGGTCGGCGATGGACTGGAGCTGCAGGGCATCACCATAAGGCACATCATTCTGGATGCGGATGGAGTAACTGAGACTGCCGAGCTGGATCTGCACGCCGCCGCGTGCGGTGCCGTGGCGCTTGATCCAGGCGGGCAGTTTAACATTGAGCTTATCAGCCGCAGCAGCCCAGCCGGAGGCGAGCTTGCCGACGTTCTTTTTGCGCGCGGCGATGGCTTTGATAAGCTTCGGTGAGGAGACGTAGAAGGCGGCTTTCTGGCCGCGTGAGATGGTCTTCCGCTTACCTGCAAAGCGGCGAGCGGCGCGCTCGGCCCAGAGGCTTTCGACATTCGGGTGCAGCTCTTTGGTGGCGACGACGACGGGGTTTTTCAGCGGGTGGCCGAAGGCCTGCGTGATGGTGCGCTTACCTTTCAAAATGACGCCTGCGAAGATGGCGGAGGCTTCACTGTCGATCTTGGCCTCGGCGGCTTTCTTGGCCTCGGTGCCGGTGACGGTGGCGAACTTGCCGGGGTTGTCTGGCGCGGGGGCAGATTTGGCATAGAAGGGCGGGGTGGCGAGCACGGCGTCACGCACGAAGCCACGGGCCTCGGAGTCCACGAGCTCTTTAGCGACCCGCTGAAACTGCCCGGGAATCTTTTTCAGATCACGCAGCAGCGGGGCGAGCTTAGCGGTGACAGTGATCATGGTTAGGCGATCGGGAAGCGGATGGCGGTGATAACCCAGGCGATTTCGCAGGCATCATGACCGGCGACGTTGTCGATGCGCCAGTCGAGGTCGTTGCAGCGGAGCATGGAGCGTGAAGCGGGAGCGGTGGGCAGCAGGCTTTTCAGGATGCTGGTGGTGAGGATCTGGACGGGGGTGAAGCCACGGCCATCAGCCGCCTGGCGCTGCTCGACGCCGCCGATTTGCACGCCGGTGATGGCGGTGACGCTGCCGATGGTGACGCTGCGCGGGTAATGCGCGGCGAGGGATGAGTGATGGCGTGCCTTGGCAGCCTGCAGGGCGGTGAGACTCATGGGCGGAGATCGCTGCGGAAATGCATCTGGCGGAGGGCGGAGACCAGGCTGAGGAGCTGGTCAGAGAGGGCGGCGTTTCCCAGAGGCGCGGGGCAGGCAGCGAACTGCACGGGCGCGTCATAGACGGCGATGTTTTCCTCAAAACTAAAGGTGCAGGTGACGCGGTCGGAGTCGTCGGCGGAGGCGATGCGGATGACCCGCTGACCGTTGGCGCGGTCGAGGTCGGTGGTGGTTTCTTCAAGTGTGTGGCGCATGGCTCCCGCGCTATGTCAAAACGCAGGAGGGCCACTGCCCAACCAAAAGCAGTGGCCCCATGCGCTATCAACTAACCAGGAGGAACGCCTGGAAATTTGCCGGGAGAGATTAGCCGATGATGAGGGCCAGATGCTCTGGCTTGACCACCAAGACGCCCCACGCCAGGCTGACATGGTAGGTCACCATGCGAAAGCCAGGGTAGCAGGAGATCTCAAAAGCGAGACCCGTGCGCTCATCGACCACTGTTTCATGCATGCCCAGGTCACCCTCGGCAGGCTTAGCTGGCAGGCGGGTGCCAAGCAAAATGGCGTTGCGGGCGAAAGCCGTGTTGCGGGCAGAGGTGGCGAAGACGGTGATGGCGCGGGTGGCGGCGCTTTGAGCCTTGCGCAATCCAGGAGCGGCGAGCGTGATGCTGTCACCCGAGGCAGGGTTGGCACCGGCGAAGGCTACGCTGGCGACCACATACTTGTTGGTGTCGTTGGCGAAGGTGACGATGTCACCAGCGGCGACCACGCCTGTGCCTGCTGTTGCCAGCGGGATGACGGTCTGACCGAGAGTGAATGCGGCACTGGAGGAAGTGGCAGAGGCCATGGCACCGGCGGTCGGTGTGACGATCTGGGATGACTCACGGATGTCCATACCGTAAAGGTTGCCGAGGATGCCTTGGCGGAGCAGGCTAGGATCACCGGACTCGTTGACCTTGTAAAGGTTAGACGTGCCACGTAGAGCGACACCTGCGGTGGTGTCGATCACACAATGGCGGTCGGACTGCGGCGCGCCATTGTCGTCGAGCACCTTCTTGATCTGAGCGAAGTCAGCCAGGACAGGAGCTGTGCCAGCGGTGGTGCCAAAGGCGCGGGAAGCACCGAGGGATGCATAGCTGGCGATGTCTGCTTCGACTTCATTGCAGAGGGCGCGAATGGCCTGGGCGATCTGGTCCTGCTGCATGGTCAGGTAGTTTGCGCCGAGACTGTTCTGCTCTTCACCAGACCAAGAAAAAGGCGCGAAGCGGCTTTTCTGGATGGTGAAGGCCTTGTTACCGAAGGTCTGGTCCGCTGCGGATGGCAGGGCCATGGCTGGGGTGACATTGCCTGCGGCTGTGTTGGCTGGGGCCACGAAGCTGCGCATTGTGGCATTGAGCGCGCAGCGGTCAGCGCGGGAGTCACGCTGGACGGCTGGGATGAAGCCGTTGAGCTCGCGGGAAACCACGTCGAGTGCGGCGACGAAATCAGGGATGAGGGAAGTGAGTGTGTTGGCCATATTCTTTTTATTTGAATGTTAGGGGAGAGACTGGGTGGGGTTGTTTATTCGGAAATCTTGCCGCCAGCGCGGGTGAAGGCGTTGCGGTCGGGATAGCTGAGGGCACGGTATTCTTCGTGCGTGAGGGTCTTTTTCTCAGCGGAAGCAGCAGCACCGGCGATGGGGGTGCCTGCACCTGCGGAGGCTGCGGCGCCGTTTTTCACCAGGGCTTGCAGCTTGGTGATCTCGGCGGTGAACTCGGCCTTGAGGGCGGTGCAGCCTGCTGCGACGGCATCGTCGAAGAGCTTCTTGGTTTCGGGGTCTTCGAGGTTCATCTCGACCTTGGGCGCGGCGGGCTTGTAGGCGGCGACGAGGTCGGCGAGTTGGTCTTCTGTCTCATCACCTTTGACGGTGATGCCGACGAGGGAGGCGAGGGCGAGGAGTGCTTTCATGGGGGAGGGGTCAGTGGAGCTTGGTGCGATCTCAGGCTGGGTGGTGTCAAACAAAGCGGCAGGCAGCATGGTGAACATGTGCGCCCAGGCGTTCTTGAAGGCCTTGGCCTTGGTGCCGGTGATGAGGGAGTCTGCGAAGCCTGCGTCGATGGCGTCCTGACCAAAGAACCAGGTGCCCTGCTGGGACTTCATCCAGTCGCGGATGGTGGCTTCTTTCTGCCCGGTGCGGCTAACATAGAGTGCGACAATGCGGTCCTCAAACTGCGCGGCGATCTTGGCGGCGGCGTCGAGCTCGTCGGCATTGCCCATGGCTCCGGCGGTGACGCGGTGGATCATGACGCGGCCGTTTTCGGCGATCTTGATCGTGCTGCCCGCGAGCATGATGACGGATGCCATGCTGGCGGCCATGCCGGTGATGTTGACGGTGACGTCTGCGCCGCTGTTTTTCAGGGCATCGTAAATGGTGAAGCCGTCGCAGCAGTCGCCACCAGGGCTGTCGAGGTTGATGACGAGTGTCTTGGGTGTGCCTGCGGCTTTGAGCGCATCGGCGAAGGCTTTGGCGCTGACGCCCCAAGCTCCGATCTCATCGGTGATGTCGATGGTTAGGCTGTCATTGGCGGCGGCGCGGAAAGTGAACCAGGAAGGCATGAACGCCGCCGGGTGTCAATCGACGCCAGCGGTGTCGATGGCGGCGAGCTCGGCGGCGATGTCGTCGGGGGAGAGTGTGCCTGCCATGCCTGCCATGGCCTGAAGGTGGGCGGGATCAATAGCGAGGAGTGTGGCGATGCTGGCGGGGATCTGGCCGCGATTGGCCAGCGCGAACTGGACGTCACCGAGCTTCTCCAGAATGCGGGCCTGACGGACGGCCAGGCCGCTGCCGCCGGTGCGGCGCTCGATGAAGTCTTCCATCGTTTCCGCATTGGCGCGGAGGCGCTCCATGTCGGCGCGGTGGTCACGACCGAGATCGACGGAGGGGTCGGGATCACAGACGAAGTCGATTTGATTCCAGTCCTCGACAGTGGCGAACTGATAGAGCGGGCCACCAGGCTGCATGGCATCGGCGATGACCCATTCCCATGTCCACTGGAGAAGTGGGTAGAGCATGGCGCGGAGGTTTTCATGGGCGCGCTTGACCTTTTCAATGACGCCACGGAAGGCGGTTCCGCCGAGGCTGCCCATGCCGAAGATCCATTCGATGGGGTAGCCGAGGCCGAAGACGAATGGGTGGGTGAGTTCCTCCAAGATTGTCTTGAAGGGGATGGCCTCGCCACCCTGGAAGAAGTTCATGGTCTCGCCATCGGCCAGGGGAATCATGACGGCTCCGTCGGCGATCTCCATGAAGCGCTTCCCGGTGTCTGTGAGTGGGGTGCCGGTCTTCTCTGCGGCCATGGCTTGCTGCATGGCGTTTGGCACTTTTCCATCGCGCGTGGTGGTGGCTCCGAGGAGGGCGCTGCGGATCTTGGCTGAGTGCTTGCGGATGGCTTTGAGGTCGAGCACGTCGAGCAGGTCTTCGTTGCTGCGGAAGATGATGGGCGACCCATGATATTCATTAAACCGTGCTTGGACTTTCAGCTGGAAGACGTTGGCGGCGGAGATGTCGAAGACTTTACCGGAGGTGGTATAACCGATGGAGTCGTCGAGACGGACGCGGAGCTTGATGAGCTGGTCGAGGGCGTTGTATTGGAGGCCGTCGATCCAGCGGCCTTCTTTGGCTTCGGTGGTGCTGAGGTTGTTGCTGGTGAGCTGGTCGCGGGTGAGGGTCTGGACCTGTAGGCGGCGGCGGGCTTTGTCTGAGAGTGACCAGGCGAGGGCGAGGTCGCTGATGTCGGCGACTTTTTGCAGGAAGATTTCGCCATCTCCAAGACAGGCGGCGAGCCAGCGGGACTGAAGGTCGGCGAGGCTGCCTTCCTTTCGCAGATCGACGGCGCGTGAGTCTGCCCAGGACTGATAGAGGGCGGTGGCTGCGGCTTTGAACTCGGGGCTGGTGGAGCGGGATTTGAGGCCGATGCCTTTGCCGACGGCTTCCTTCGGCAGGCCGCTGATGCAGTAGCTGACGACGGGGATCTTTTCCTGCAAGAAGCGGCTGATCTGCACGCGGTCGCGGCTGCGTGACATGGTGTCGAGCTGCTTGCTGGACCAGGGCTGATAGGTGGGCAGCACGCGGTAGGTGCCGGTGCTGGTGGGCAGGGCGGCATTGACGGGACCTGCGGCTTGCTTGGTGCCGGTGCTGCTACTTTTTGACGCGATTTTTTTGGCCATGGGAGATCAGCCGAGAACGGCGGCGGGGGCTCCGTCAAAACGGAAGCCGAAGGGTTTGGAGAATTGGCTAGCGACGGCTCCGGCGACCTCGGCCTCGACGGACTCGAAGGCGGCGCGCAGTGCCTGGCGGCGATCCTCTGGTGTGGAGGCGCGGAACTGGGCTGAGTGGCTGGAGCCGACGAATGAAAGGCTGGTGACTTCTTCACCACTGCGGTCGGCGGCGGCTTCGAGGTAGAGGTCACGCAGCCAGTTAGACTGGGCGGTGAGGTCGGTGCCGTGACGGAGCCGAGCCTCGAATAAGTAGTCGCTGGTGAGGTCGGAGATGTTGACGGTGGCCATCACGCGGGATGGGTGTGTCAAAGCTCGCAGGGCACGAATGTGACGGGGCGGGGGAGATTGTGGCGCTTGCGCCTGATGCGGGCTTGGCTATCACTGACAATGCCCTTATTCTTCCTGATGCTAAGAGTCTTGGACAAGTGCCTGTTCAAAATGCTGGAACGGCTGTGCTGGTGGTGGGAGAGGCGTCGTCGGTGCCGCAAATGACGAATGACGAGTGACGAATGACAAATGTCAGAGGGGTCAAAGGAAGCCAGAGGCGCGGGCGATCTGGCTGGCTAGGACGGCGTATTTGCCGCAGTCGCCGTAGTGGTCGTTAGCGATGCGTTTCCACTTGCCGGTCTGGCGGTCTTTTTGCTGCCCGCTGAGGCCTTGCATGAGGTCGAAGTCGGCATCGACGGGGATGACGATGGGGGGGCCTTTTTTCCTCTGGATGCGGCGG